ATCCTGCAGAACCTTTTACATTCTTGATGGAAGCATCAATGCTTGGAATTGGTGTTGGTTTTGACGACAAGGGTTCTGATAAGGATTTTACAATTTATGAACCAACAAGAACTCCTATTCTTGACATCATTTCTGATGATCGTGAGAGCTGGGCAAGAGCAACTGGTGATTTGATTAACTCATATCTCAAGCCTGATCAGAGTCCAATTAATTTTGACTACAGCCTTATTCGCCCATATGGTTCGCCAATTGCAACATTTGGCGGAACGGCATCTGGTCCAGAGCCTTTGATCAAATTGCATAATGCTATTAAGAAGAAGTTTGAAGGTCGCGCTGGTGAAAAGTTAACGACTGTTGATATTGCTGACTTGGGGAACCTTATTGGAGTCTGTGTTGTCTCTGGCAATGTTCGCCGTTCTGCAGAACTGTTTATTGGCAGAAACACACCTGAAACATTGAATCTTAAAAACTCCGAGGTCTATCCGGAAAGAAACTCGTATGACCCAGAAAATCCGGGCTGGGGTTGGATGAGTAACAACTCAATTGAAACAACAGTAGGTGCAGACATTTCAAATATTGTTGATGGTATCGCTCTTAATGGAGAGCCTGGCGTTATCTGGATGGATATGTCTCGCAAGTATGGTCGTCTTATTGATCCGCCAAACAACAAGGACTGGCGTGTTGCTGGGTATAACCCCTGCGCAGAACAGTCACTTGAGTCCTATGAGTGCTGTACGCTCGTTGAGACTTATTTAAATCGCCATGAGTCACTTGAGGACTATAAGCGCACTTTGAAATTCGCATACCTTTACGCAAAGACTGTAACTCTTCTCCCAACACACTGGGAAAAGACAAATGCAATCATGCAGAGAAATCGCCGTATTGGAGCTTCAATGTCTGGTATCGCAAACTTTGCTGATATTCATGGTATCCCTGTACTTCGTGAATGGATGGATCAAGGCTATGAGATTGTTAAGAGATATGACAATGTGTACTCAGAGTGGTTTGGCATTCGTGAATCAATCAAGATGACAACTGTTAAACCATCTGGTACGGTTTCAATCTTGGCCGGTGAATCTCCAGGTGTTCATTGGACTCCGGGTGGTAAGTATTTCCTTCGTGCTATTCGATTTGGAAATGATGACCCAATGCTTCCTTTGTTTAAAATGGCTAACTACCGTGTTGAGCCAGCCTCTGAATCTCCAGATACAACTTCTGTTGTCTTCTTTCCAATTGAGTCAAATGCTAAAAGAGCAGAGCGAGATGTAACTATTTTTGAAAAAATGGCTATTGCATCTGTTGCTCAGAGGTATTGGTCGGATAACTCTGTATCAGTAACAATTTCATTTGATTCTGAGACAGAAAAAGAATATGTAGGAACTGTATTGCATATGTATGATGGACAACTTAAAACCGTGTCTTTCTTGCCTTCTGGTAACTTTACATATCCTCAAATGCCTTATACTCAAATTACAGAGGCTGAGTACACTAAAGAAACATTGGAATTATTCCCAATTGACTTTGCTGGTGTTTATGCAGGAATGGCTGCTGATGCAATCGGAGAAAGCTACTGCAGTACAGATTCTTGCGAAATCAAACTTATCAAAGACAATATTTAGAAATAATCATTCAAAAGTGTCATGTATGTGTAGATAATTTAACCAAAGTGATGTAGAATTGTACACATATGAGTTCTGACATGATTAAAGATAAAAAGATTTGGGTTCCTGAAAGGGCATACGGTGTATGTCTTTGGATGATGGAAGACGGTTTTCCTTTGTCTGATGGCGATGGAGTTCTTTGCGCTGAAGGATTGATGAATGATCCTGCAATTGAAAAGAAAGTTGCTGAAGCTGCAAAATATTGGACTGGTTCAGACGCTGGATATGTTAGCTGGGTTGCAGGTGCTAGAAAGATTTCTTCATCTGAAAGAGACGACCAGGCAGAAAGACTCTCAAATGGTCTAATTGCAGACCCATTTGAAGACTATCTTGATGCTCACTTTGCTCATAAGAGGATTATTTAATGCAGAAATGGGAAGTTGTACAAGAGGAAGAGTCACAAGAACTTGATGACATCTCTTATAACGCATTTGAGATTGAGAAGAAGGTTACAGACCCATTCTTAAATGTGAAAATCGATTCGCTTTCTCCGAGAATGAAGAGAAAGGCATCTCGTCTTCAAAAGAAGTATGAGGGCGAAGATGGAACACAAAGTAAATATGTAGACCCATTGGTTGTTAATGGTTACTCTCTTTGGGATATTATTAATCCTCCATATGATTTAGATAACCTTGCTCATCTCTATGATCAAAGCTCGATTCATTATGCTGCTATCAATGCAAGAGTGATGAACACTGTTGGTCTTGGTTTTGAATTTACTGAGACTTTGAAAGCAAAGCGTAAAGTTGAAAGAGTCCAAGACGATAAGCCAAAACTTGAAAGAACTAGAAAGCAATTACAAGATCTTAAAGAAGAACTTGATATTACATTTGAAGACCTCAATATTGAAGAAACTTTTATTGAAACAATGGTTCGTGTTTGGCAAGATGTTCTTACTATTGGTAATGGCTACTTAGAAATTGGTCGTAACAACTCTGGAAAGATTGGCTACATTGGTCATATACCTGGGACAATGGTTCGCATTAGAAGAAAGCGTGATGGCTTTGTTCAGATTTCTAGAAGTAATAAGATTCAAGCAGTCTATTTCAGAAACTTTCAAGACACAACAACTGAAGACCCAATCAATATGGATCCAAATCCAAATGAGATTATCCACTTCAAAATGTATTCTCCAAACCATACATACTATGGAATTCCTTCGGCAGTTTCAGCTGCTGCAGCGATTGTCGGAGATAAATTTGCAAAAGAATATAACATTGACTACTTTGAAAACAAAGCTATTCCTCGTTATGCAATCATCTTAAAGGGCGCAAAGATTAGTCAGCGTTCAAAGCAAGAACTTGTTAACTATTTTAGAAACGAAGTTAAGGGTAGAAATCATGGAACATTGATTATTCCAATTCCTGCCTCTGTTGGATCTGATACTGATATCAAGTTTGAAAAGCTTGAGGCCGGTGTGCAGGATGCTTCTTTTGATAAGTATCGCAAGTCAAACCGTGATGAAATCCTTGTTGCAAACAGGGTTCCCGCACCAAAAGTTGGTGTATATGACAATGCAAACTTGGCTGTATCAAGAGATGCTGACAAGACATTCAAGATGCAAGTTATTGGTCCAGATCAAGCAGTAATTGAAAAGAAAATTAATAGAATTGTTTCTGAATTTACTGATATGTTGCAGTTAAAACTTAAGAAGATTGACCTTATGGATGAAGAGATGGAGTCAAGAATTTATGACAGATATCTTAGAACAGAGGTAATGTCCCCTAATGAAGTTAGAGGGAAGGTTGGTTTGCCAGAGCGCAAAAATGGTGATGAAGTTCTTCCATACCCAACAAATGTCAAAAAGGAAGGCGCTGGCGCACCAATGGGTAATTCCAATAATGCTGCTTCACTTCCTCCAAAATCGAGGTCTGATGCAGGCTCAACACCTCCTGGTGTTCAGGGTAGCGGAGACCAAGCAGAAAGAGGTCAGAATCAAGATTCTGGCGACAATGTAGACACCGTAAAGGTGTTTGAAGGAGATAATAATGGCTGAAGGTCAAACAATGGTTTTTGCAATGGCTGACGTTGCATCAACAGATGGAGAGATTAGTATTGGAAGACATACTTCTCAAATTGCTTTTATGAACCAATCACTAGATTTTTGTGAAATTAAACTTAATGGTAGATTTACTATTAAGATTGGTCATGGTCAAACTGAGGCGCATTTTTATAATGTTATTGATGGAGACTACACTAAATTTGAAGTAATGACATCTGGTATAACATTATCAGTATATGCACTTGGCTAAAACTATATATTTTAGTGTATAATTTTATGTTACGAGGTTTTTATGGAAAATTTTAATTTATCTTTCCCAATTGACATGATCAAGAAAGAGGAAAGAATTGTAAGCGGTATTGCTACTGCTGACAACATTGACAAGTCCGGCGATGTTGTAGAGTTTCAAGCTTCGCTTGAAGCATTTAAGAATTGGGGTGGAAACATCCGTGAAATGCATGCACCTATTGCAGTTGGCAAGGCTATTAGTTATGAGCCAGTTGAAGTTGAATCTGAGAATGGTGAGAAATATAAAGCCATTAAGGTTAGTGCGTATATTTCAAAAGGTGCTCAAAGCACATGGGAAAAGGTTTTGGATGGGACACTTCAGGCATTCTCTATTGGTGGAAAGATTCTTGAAAAGTCAGAGTCTGCTGAAAAAATGTTTAGAGGAAGACCAGTCAATATCATTAAGAAATATACTCTTGGTGAATTGAGCTTGGTCGATAATCCTGCTAATGCTCTTGCAGTTGTTGACATCGTTAAGATGGATACAGATGGCAATTTGGATTATATTCTTGATGTTGTTGAGGGTATTGATTTCGATATTGAGAAAGCAAAGGCTCCTCTTAAGGATCCAAAAGGCGGTCTTACTGCTGCTGGTCGTGCTCACTTTAAACAAACAGAAGGAGCCAATCTTAAGCCCGGAGTTAAAGGTCCAGCAGACACTCCTGAAAAAATGCGTAGAAAAGGTTCTTTCTTAACAAGATTCTTTACCAATCCATCTGGGCC